CGCACTGGCTTATCGCCTTTGAGGGTAGCGAATGGGTTAGGCAGGGTCGCCTTCTTGACCTTCCCCATTTCGCTAGTGCGCACCATCCAGTCATAGAACTTGCGCAGCTTCACCAGTGCGTTATTCGTAGTGGCTACTGCCTTGCCTGAGCGCTTCAGGTGGTGTAGGTAGTCCACTGCATCGCTACGCTCAGCCAGCTTCAGTGCCACCGTGCGCCCATTGCGATGCTGGCAGCACTCCTTGCTGCAGCCATCCTTCATGTACGTAGCCCAGCGATTCAGGATGCCCCTAGCGACAGCTTCCTCGCTATGGGTGAAACGTGCTTCACGCAGGTACAGGCTGAACAGGGGATCGATGGGGGCAGTAGGGTGGGGCATGGTGAATCTCCATCAGGTTGTCGCTTAAGGCGACAAGCATACTGATGGACACATAAAGCACTAGGAAGCACATTACGAATGCTGCAGCCGTGCTACATGGACCACAAGTTACCTTCAGTCGCCTGGTCAGAGGCCTGCCGGGCACGTATGCCCAGGTCAGAGGCCCTAGCGACAGAGTATAACTTCGTTGATGTGCACTTCAGTCTGCTGGCGTCAGATTCCACGTTTCCCCTGGTCACAGGCCTGGGACCCTGCCAGTCATCGACAGGCAGCGACACCCTGAGTTAGCCTGAGTCAGTCACCTGAAGTGGGTACGTGAGCACCATGAGCAGCACTGTAGGCGGGCCAGTATGACGGAGCAAGGGAGGTAACGTGTACGAAGCCTGCAGGCGTATGGGACATGCCTGGGATCAGATGAATGGTCCACCACTGGGCTACGAAGGCCTACAGCGTGATGTGTACCTACGCTGCATCAGGTGCGCTACCCTGCGTGCATTCGACCTGTCACCCACGGGTGAAGTGATGTGGGCCAGATACATCTACCCAGACGGCTACCAGTGGACAGGGCGCAGGGGTGAAGCTCCCACGAAGGCTGACCATCGCATCGAATGGCTGCGTGAAATCATCGCTAGCAGGAAGGGCGGATAGTGGCTAGACCACCACTGATCATCGATACGCCACTAGGCAGATTGTACGCCATCGATCTAGGCCAGGGCGCCTGCATGCTGATGATCGAGCAGGACGGGCAGGCGATCACCTTCCCGATCGATAGCCAGGAAGCTAAGGGCATCGCTAACTATCTGCGTGGACCATCAAAGGCGGGTAGGCCTGTGGGTGGCGGTGACGCTATCACTGATGAAGAAGTGAAGGAAGCTGCAGTGCTCTACCAGTCAGCTGAAGCCGACGGTAGGCGTAATCGCCTCAGCCATGTGGCTGAAGCGATGGGGATTAGCAAGGGTAGGGCTAATTCGTTAGTAATAAGGGGTCGAAAGTCTGGCGCCATCACTAAACGCTACGACACTGGGGGGAGGGAAATCAGTGATGCCTGACAAGCTAACCAGGGAACAAGTGGTCGAGCTAAGGGCCACCATCCTCGCTAGGGGCATAACGCTAGAAGGCCTGTCTGAAGCGACAGGCCTAAGCGAAGACGTTATACAGTGGATCATGCAGGGCAGGCTGCGCCCTGAGCTACACATCAGACAGCGACTGGCTGAAGCACTAGGCATCGATCCTAGGAGGCTCACATGACTGCTAAATGGGAATGGAAGTGTCCTGGCTGTGGAGTGGTGTATATCAGGGGTGACCTTAAGGAAGTCCAGCAGTGGCGTGAGAGGCATGCAGAGCGCTGCCTACAGGCGCTGTGGACAGACGCCCTACAGAGAGGCCTGAGGGACAATGAGGGGCCAGGACAGTGAGCGATCGGAAGGGAGCCCTAGCGGCCCTGGTCGCCCTGGTGCTGATCGTCCTTATCGTCTGGCTGTGGTCGATCCTGTGGGGTCCCATGATTGGCCCCTAGACCATCTTCTAGGTTCTCCACTGCGTTAGCGATGCGTTGCAAGGTGCGCCTGATGTTCCTATTCGTCAGGTAGTGGTACAGCACCCATCCTGCTGATGCGATGGCTGCTGCATAGTCTTTCATTCCTGATCGTTTGGCCCAGGAAACTCAAGCAGCACTCCACCAGTGTGGAGCACGTTGCACCTCCACAGAGTGATCCACACTTCAGGCAGTCGCTCATGCTCAGTGTTCACTGGTCGCCTAGTTAGCAGGTTCTCGTGCCCATGCTCATTGCTGATGCAGCCAAAGTGTACTTGTCTCATGTTTCGCTCGCCTGTGTGCCTTCCATGCATGACGCATAGACAACATCGAAGGCTCTAGCGTTGTCGCCAGTGTCAAACGTCTGAATGCCAGGGATGCTCATGGCTTGGCCATGCTGCTCAGGGTCAAGGTGCTTTGCGTAGCCAGGCCCCATCAGCCAGACGCCTCTAGTGCTGTTTGCGAGTAGGAACATACCTAGTCCTGTCAGATTGGTAGTGGGTGGTGGTGGTGCAGTGTCGGGAGGCCAGCCATTCTCCATTGAGGGTGTGCGCCACCAGCCGCAGACTTGACTTGTCCAGCGATCCTCTCTGTAGGCAACCACTCCACCCGACGTGTTGCCTTCCACAGTGGCGAAGCGCCCTGCGCCCTGATCGATCCAATGGCTAAAGAAGCCTGTGTGATCACCAGCAACCCACCCCACCCATGGGTCTTCAGTGATGATGGGTAGCCCATTCTGCCAGTCCCAGAAATACCAGCTGAAGAGAATGATGTCGCCCGGCTGCAGGTCGAGCGTAGGGTTAGCTTCGCCATTCTCATAGCTGTGCACTGTGCCATTGCTGACCAGTACGAAGCCCTTGCTGCTGTCGATAGGGCAGACAGGGAACCCAGCGTGCTCACCGCAGTAGCTCACGAAGCATGCGCAGTAGCTGCCTAGGTCAGCTCCATACCATGTCCAGTACTTGTCACCCGACTGTGTGCCTACTTCACCATAGGCAAAGGCTAGGACTGCATCGCCTGCTGCTGTCATCTACATTCCCACATCAATCACAACCAGGTTGCCATCCTGGAAATAGCAACCATCCGCCGATGCCGAACCTAGTACCCCAATCACATGAGGCCCTGCTGATGGGGCAACCAGGGCAGACAGCGACACTGTAGGTCCAAGGGTTTGGGCAGCTAGACCGAAGTTCTCAGAGCGAGCACATATCTCAGTGGTGTTATCGATCCGCATAAACACATTGACCCCACCGGTGCCACTAGCGACTCCTAACTGGACATCAGCATGGCACCAGTAGTTATGTCCTGCTAGTGCCGTGAAGTTCACCTGTAGCAGATAGCCAGTATTAGGAAACATCGGCGCATCAGCCGTGCTGTACTGGTTTCCCATATACTGCCCAGCACCCTGCTTAGCCCATGCCCCACCGATGCGCTGCCATAGCTGGTTAGTGTCAGTGGTTACTGCTAGTGCACCATCAGGCGGTGCGGTCCACTGTGCATCCCTGGCTGCAACATTAGGGAATGCTGGCACCACCTGATCCTGCACATAACTATTGAAGTCTGCTGCTAGGACTTCCTCACCTACTACCCAGGTCTTCTGTGGCATCTATCCTCCCGTAACGACCGTAAGGCCCATCACCATGCCTGCGTCCAGCCTGTCCTGTGCATGAGAGCCCATAGTGAACACACTTCCACTGAATTGCAGTGAGCTAGCGGCCACCAGCTGCCACTGCACTTCCCACTGCCCACGGCTGATCCTGTGGCTATAGCCCACCACCCTGCTAACCGCATCGATCACATCATCAGGCCTATCGGGTGGCGCCCATACGATGCGCACGAGGTCAGTCACCATGGTGATGCCCAGCGACCCTGCCCACGCTTCCCAGCTGCGAGCGTCTAGTGCGGGCTGCATAGTGACATCAGCCAGCGATATCTGCGGGTATGAATACAGCACCACTACGTATTCAGCCCACTCTGCAGCTTCCTGGTCAGTCTGTAGGCCTAGATCGGTACGTTTGTATTCGTAGCTCCCATAGCGATCGATCGAAGATTGCGATAGCGATTCCTGCATGGCGCCACCTGCTCTAGATGCGTAGACCGTATTTCGCATCTGTAGATCGAGCGTGGATGGCGCCGCATCAGTCAGCACATCTAGGCCAGGGTGTCCAGTGAGATAGGGGCAGCTGAAGTTGAGCACAGGGTCACTCACCACCGACCAGGCCTGGCGATTGATCCACACCAACTGCCCCTGTGTATCGAAGTACACATAGCCTATTTCGTCGTCTGTAGCTCTATTCAGTAGCTCCCAGGCAGGCTGCGCTAGCGTAGTTTCCTGCAGGGTAATGAGTGACCCACCTGCAGGGTCCACCACTGTTCCGGGCCAGTCAAAGAAGTCCACTATGCGGTGGATACGATCCTGCACAGTGTCGCCTGCACCCACAGGTGGCTGTTCAGGCCTGTCCATGCGCACGAAGTTCTTGGTGATGTCTGTAGCGATCAACTGGCACTGTCGCTCGCTAGGGTTAGGTGTCCAGTCTTCACCCCATGAATCTGCAGTGCCCACGAATAGATAGAAGCGCTGCCAGCTACCATCATCGCCATTGACCACTTCAGCGAAGGCTTCCACTGGTGTGCCGGGCACTAGTCTCGAGTGACCACCATAGGCATAGGGACTGTGCCCGTTCAGCGGATCGTATTTACCTGTAGGGTCAGCGAGGGTCACCGTGATGGTCGCAGCGTCAGCCTTCGTGAAGATGCCTGCGCTACCTGAAGCACCACCCTGTATCTCTGCATCGATGGTGTCGCAGGTCAGATCAATCCACAGGTGCTCACCTACACCTGCCCTGCCTATAGCAGTATTGATGGACCCACCACCCATCACATTGCCTGCATCTAGGCGATCATCAGGGTGGCTGCCCATGTGGAAGCTGCGACCAGGTGCGATCGCTGCCCGCACCCAGAAGCGCACGTAGCCTCCCCAGGCAGGCGCAGCTGCGCCCCCAGGCGTCCCACTAGGCCAGGGCATCCCAGGCTGCCAGGGAGCCATACAGCGCCCTCTCAGGCGATCCCTGTGGGAGTGAGGTTTGGCAGGGCGCCATTCCTCGCTGTGTAGCCCCTGAGCGCCTGCACCACTGCACGCTGAATCGATGGGGCATCAGCACCCAGGCCTGTGGTGTGAACAGTGATGTTCACTGTGGCGCCACCACTCGAGCTGCGCCCTACACCACTGAACGTTTCGCCTTCGTGCACTAGTGCCATGCCTGTGCGCATCACTACGCCACCAGTGGCAAGCGTAGGGATATCAGGCATACCTATAGTCTGCCCACCGAAGTGGACAGGCCCTACATCTACAGACGGAACAGTAAACTCTATGCTATTCCACGCCCTGATGACTGCGTTAATGGGTCCCTTCAGTGCGTTACCGATACTGCTAGCGATGCCACTAACCGTGTTGATGATGCCTCGCAGGAAGTCCACTAGGCTATTGAACTTATCAATCACCCACTGCACTGCCTGTGTAGCTGCATCGATGGGATACCTAATGGCATCAGCTACAGCGCTCAGAATGCCCTGAATACTTCCCACGATGCGGGACAGGAAGCCAGTCAGGTCCTGGAATCGATCCATCACCCAGTTAACCATAGTCATGGCTACAGCTTTGATGGTGTCGAAGTTCCTAGTGATCAGC